ATACGTGAACCAGTTTCCGGTTCTTTAATCTATGGAAACAACATAATATCTGGAGCAGTAGTTCCAAGCTCCAATGCAATAGGACTGCACTTTTACCCGATCTGGGAAGCTGGCACTTTGGACGAGTGGTTATACAATGGCGGACCATATCAACTCATTATCTTCCACTTCTTAATAGGAGTAGCAGCGTATGCAGGGAGACAATGGGAACTTTCATACAGACTAGGAATGAGACCATGGATATTTATAGCGTATACAGCACCACTATCAGCAGCTCTTGCTGTGTTTCTCGTTTACCCATTTGGGCAAGGGAGTTTCAGTGATGGTATGCCCTTGGGTATCTCCGGTACTTTTAATTTCATGTTCGTATTCCAAGCTGAACATAATATCCTCATGCACCCATTCCATATGGCTGGTGTTGCTGGCGTATTCGGTGGGGCATTGTTTGCTGCTATGCACGGAAGTCTGGTTACTTCCTCACTTATTAAGGAAACGACAGAGGAGGTATCGCAGAACTATGGCTATAAGTTTGGGCAAGATGAAGAGACATATAATATTGTCGCTGCACACGGGTACTTTGGGAGATTAATTTTTCAATATGCGTCTTTCAATAACAGCCGTGCTCTTCATTTCTTTCTTGGTACTTGGCCGGTTGTTGGCATATGGCTGACATCCATGGGTATATGCACTATGGCATTTAACCTAAACGGTTTTAACTTCAACCAGTCAGTTGTAGATGTTAATGGAAAAGTTATCCCTACATGGGCTGACATTGTTAACAGACAGAACCTTGGCTTTGAAGTTATGCACGAAAGAAACGCACACAACTTCCCCCTCGATTTAGCAAATGTTAGATCCGAACAAATTGCCCTCTCCGCCCCAGCAATTGGTTGAAAAAATTTTAATATATTTAACTTTAATCACCAATTTATTTATATGTTCTGGGGTTATTCGTCATTGGAATAACATGCCACATCAAACTAACAAAGCAAAAGCTCAGGTAACTTGGTTTACACCTGAGCCTGAAGCTAAAGAAGAAGAATACCAATCATTAGAAGAAGCACTTACAGGTGAGAAACCAAAGGAACCTGAAGGCGACCCTTCTTATTAACGCTACGTCCGTTCATCCCTTACGGGACGCATGACTCCTAAGCATGGAACGGGGCTTAGGTATATGGAGATGACACATGAAAGTTACTTTCGTATATCGTGGCGTTGCTTACACAAGAGTAATCGGTTAGGCGATCTTGGGGAGGTTCAATTCCTCCCTACTCAATCTGGCTTTTGCCCTCTACGGAGGATACCATCAGCCGTATATACGGTGGGATAGACCACAAAATCAATGAGTCCAATTAAGACTCACAACTTTTTACGTAAAGAGACAAGCAAATATACCCTTACATTTTAAGCAATCATGGCTCATCAGAGTTCAGATTTGACTACCTCACTTACACGTCAAGGTCAGTCAAACTCAACAGGTGACGCACGTGCCCTTTACTTAAAATTGTTCAGCGGAGAAATGTTCAAAGGCTTCCAACACGAAGCAATTGCACGTGACATGGTAATGAAGAGAACTTTGAAGAACGGTAAGAGTCTTCAGTTCATCTACACAGGTAGTACAACTGCCGAGTTCCATACTCCCGGAAACAGCATTTTAGGTAACAGCGACGGTGCACCTCCAGTTGCAGAGAAGACAATCACAGTTGATGATCTTCTAATCTCTAGTGCATTCGTTTATGAACTAGACGAAACACTTGCTCACTACGAATTACGTGGTGAAATTTCTCGTAAGATCGGTTACGCTCTTGCAGAAAAATATGACCGCCTAATCTTTAGAGCGATCACAAGAGGAGCTAGAGTTGCTTCTCCAATCACAAAGGCAAACTTTGTGGAACCCGGTGGAACACAAATCAGAGTTGGTTCAACAACTAATGATTCTGACGCATTCAACGCAGGCAACTTAGTAACAGCATTCTATGACGCTGCTGCTGCCTTAGATGAAAAAGGAGTCAGTTCTGCTGGTAGATGCGCGGTATTAAACCCTCGCCAATACTACTCACTTATAACTGATGTAGCATCTAACGGTCTTGTTAATAGAGACGCTCAAGGTTCTGCATTACAGGGTGGTAATGGTGTTGTAGAAATCGCTGGAATCAAGATCTACAAGTCAATGAATATTCCTTTCCTTGGCAAGTATGGTACAGCTTTCGGTGGTACTACAGGTAAGACTGCACCATCTAACTTAGGTAGCAGAGTCGGTCCTTCACTTGAGAACGCATCTGGTGCATCAACAGGAATCAACAATGACTACGGTACTGCCACTGAGGTAGGGTCTAAGTCTTGTGGATTAATCTTCCAGAAGGAAGCTGCTGGTGTAGTAGAAGCAATCGGTCCTCAAGTACAGGTAACATCTGGAGATATTTCAGTTGTATACCAAGGAGACGTAATTTTAGGACGTCTCGCAATGGGAGCAGACTACTTAAACCCAGCTGCTGCTGTAGAATTATACGTTGGCGCATCTGCACCATCTGCATTCTAATTTATACATTTTATACGGGACCTTCGGGTCCCTTTTTTTTTATCTATGACTACTCAAATAGCAACCGATACCGAACTATCCGCAGTTAATTCTATCTTGGGTAGTATTGGTCAAGCACCAATAACTCAACTTAAAAATGCGTCGGGTGTTTTAATAAATCCAAATCCTGAAATATCATTTATATATAACATTCTTGTTGAAGTAACTAAAGATGTTTTAAATGAAGGATGGCATTTTAATACTGAAAATCATATAAAAGTTTCTCCAGATGCTAATGGCAATATAACTATCCCTAGTAATTATCTACGCTATGACCTTAATGATGGTCAGGCAGATAGAAACATGGATTTAGTAAAAAGAAATGGAAAGCTATATGACCTTGTAAATCATACAGATGTCTTTGACCATGATATGGAATTAGATGTTGTATACCTATATGCTTTTGAAGATATTCCATCCGTCTATCAAAGATATATTATTGCTCGTGCTTCAACTAGAGCAGCTACTCAGCTCGTAGTCAATGCAGACTTAGTAAAACTATTACAACAGCAAGAAGCCTTAGCTCGTGCTTCTCTCATGGAATATGAGTGCAATCAAGGAGATCATTCTTTCTTAGGTTGGCCGAAGAATAGTGCATACAGAGCTTATCAACCTTATAGATCATTGATTAGATAATGGGAAGTGTTACACAATTAGTACCTACATTAACTGGTGGAGTTTCTCAACAACCAGATGAATTAAAAGTTCCGGGACAAGTTAATGTTGCAGACAATGTTTTACCTGATGTAACACATGGTTTGATGAAGCGTCCCGGAGGAAAATATATAGATTCTTTGAGTGATGGAACCTTAAACTCTAGTACCAATGGTAAGTGGTTTCATTATTACAGAGATGAAAATGAACAATACATAGGACAAGTTATCAGAAATACAGGGCAAGCTAATGACGGTCACGTCAGGATGTGGCGTTGTAGTGATGGTAATGAAATGACTGTTAATGGTAATGGTAAAGCTTACCTTCAACATACAAATGATGAAGATATACAAACCCTTACTGTTAATGACTACACGTTCTTAACTAACAGAACTAAGACAGTAGCCATGTCTAGTACTGTTGCACCAACTAGACCTCCAGAAGTTTATATAGAACTAGATCAAATTAAATATGCGAGTCAATATTCACTAAATTTATTTGACCAAGATGGTAGTCAGAACTCTCATTACTCAGAGGTTTCTACAGCTACAAGAATTAGTGTTGAGCTTGTTAGATCTAGTAACAACTACTGCGCTAGCGACGGAGGTATGTCTACCCATACAGCTCGAGTTAATAACACAACAAGATGTGATAGTACTGCTGGAGAAAGCTCAGATGACAGAGCACCGAATGTTGGGACAAGAATCTTTAACATAACTAGCGGTGGAACTCTTGTAGATAATGATGCTATATCCACTACTGGTGGAACTGATTTTTCATATCAAGTAAATATTTATAATTCATCTAATCAATCAGGACAGACTGGTAGATCTAATTTATATTTCCGTATTACAACTACTGGTCAATCAACTCCAGTTGGTTCTGGAAGTAATGTTGAATATAGAACTAGATACTCTGTTAATAATGACCTCTTATATGGTGGTGAAGGTTGGCAAGAGGGAGATTATGTTTATGTATATATGAAAGATGGTTACTACAAAGTAACTGTAGAAGCTGTAAGCGTATCAAGAGTACAAGCAAATTTAGGTTTGATTAGACCTACACCCACATCATTTGACACTAAAACTACTGTTACAGCTGAGTCTATTTTAGGTAGTCTTCGCACAGCTATTGTTGCTACTGGTAATTTTACAAGTGATAACGTCAAGATAATTGGTAAAGGTATTTATATAACTAGACCCTCTGGAAACTTTAACGCTACTACCACTAACTCACGTCTAATGAATGTCGTGTCTAATGAGGTATTAACTGTTGAGGATTTACCTAAGCAATGTAAGCATGGGATGGTTATTCGAGTAGCTAACAGTCAATCAGAAGATGATGATTATTTCTTAAAATTCTTTGGTCTTAATGACAAAGATGGTGAAGGTGTATGGGAAGAATGTCCCCAACCGGGAACTGAAATTGAGTTTAGTAATACAACTATGCCACTTCAACTTGTAAGAGATAGTGGTGGTAATTCCTTTACACTTTCAGAAGTTACATGGGAACAAGCACAAGTAGGTAATACACATCCAACAGAAGGTACTAACCCAAGACCTAGTTTTGTAGGGAAAACAATAAACAAGATGATCTTTTTTAGAAATCGTCTTGTAATGCTTAGTGATGAGAATATTATTATGTCTCGTCCCGGGAACTTTTTTAACTTCTGGGCTAAAACTGCTACTACGTTTTCTAACCTCGACCCTATAGATATATCTTGTAGTTCTACATACCCAGCTACTGTTTTTGATGCTATACAGGTAAATGCTGGATTATTAATATTTACTAAAAATCAGCAATTTATGCTGACTACAGATAGTGATATTTTAAATCCAAGTACTGCAAAATTAAATGCGTTATCTAGTTATAACTTTAATTTTAAAACCAATCCTATATCTTTAGGTACTACTGTAGGATTCCTCGACAATGCTAATAAATATAGTCGTTTCTTTGAAATGTCTAGAATATTGAGAGAAGGGGAACCTAGTGTAGTAGAACAAAGCAAAGTAGTTTCTCAACTCTTCGAGAACGAATTAAAAATTATATCTAATTCACGAGAAAATAATGTCATATTCTTCAGCGAAGAAGGTAATACTAAGCTATATGGCTATAGGTATTTCGATTCAGGCAATGAAAGAGTACTACAAGCGTGGTTCAGTTGGACCCTCACAGGAAACATTCAGTACCACTGTATGCTTGATGATTCTTTATATGTGGTTGTTAGGAATAATTCTAAAGATCAGTTACTCAAATTCTCTATCAAATTAGATGAAAATGGGCATTTTGTTACTTCTGGAGATACCTATCCAATACACTTAGATCACTCACAAACAACAAGTGGGTGGACATATGCTAACGGTAAGTCAACTAAAGCTAAACCTGTAGGACTAGAGAGTAGTAATCAGCTTGCAGCTTTTGATAATTCAGGAGCTACTAATTTAGGTAGATATGGAAAGATCACTATTAATGGTTCTAACATGGAATTAGATGGTGATTGGTCTGGAGAAACCTTTGTCATAGGATATTTATATGACATGCAAGTTGAGTTACCAACTATCTATTACACCTATCAATCCGGGGAAAACTGGAGATCAGATACTAGATCAGATCTTATAGTTCACAGAGTAAAGTTTAGTTTTGGTGATGTAGGTTTATACAAAATCACTTTAGATAGAGTTGGTAAAGATCAATACGTAGAGGAGAGAGAAGTTAATGGAGCTAATGCTTTAAATGCAAATAGCTTGACTTTCTTATCTAGTGATTTTGAGACTATACCAACCTACGAGAGAAATAAAAATTTAAAAATTACAGTATCTTCTGAACATCCATCACCAGCAACATTGCTGTCATATCAATGGGAAGGAGATTACAACACTAAATCATATAAACGTGTCTAAATACATTCACCCTGCAACATTGGAAGCTGCTATTCATGTGGCTTCTAATTTGTTACCAGAGGATCGTTCGGAAGTAGCTGAGGGTCATGGACATGATCCTGAGAATGCAATAGTCGTAGGAATTAATAACTGTGACTCTGTGTATTTCAAGGTGCCGAATGGAGAAATAGCTGGAATAGCTGGAGTATATGAAGATGGGCAGATCTGGATGCTCTGTACACCAGCGATCCTTAAGTATCCACATACCTTTGCTAGAGAAGCTAAAAGGTTTGTGAAAAGTAGAAAAGAGAAGTTGCTCTGGAATATCGTTGATAAACGAAACAGAGTTCACTTAAAACTTCTTAAGTTCCTTGGGTTCAAATTTTTAAGGGAACTAAAACATGGACCAAATAATTTATCCTTTATAGAATTTTGCCGTGTGCAGTCCTAGTGCAGCTCTCGATGGAACATCTAAAATACTTAGCGGAATAGGTCAAAGCAAACAGATTAAAGCTCAGAATACAGCCAAAAGGCGTAACTGGGAACGTGCGATGGAAACTCGCAAAAGAAGTTGGCTACAGCAGTTAACTGTTTATTCAGCTAAGGTCACTAAGCGTGCCATCGATCTCAATGAAAATGATCTAGCAGCTAATCGTGCTTACGAGTTAGCTAGACAGAAACTTAATAACACCAGATCTGAAGCCCTTGCTAAAAACGAAGCTGGCTTTATGAGAATGGTTAAAGAAAAACTTGGTAAAGCAGCAGCTAGAGGAGTAACTGGAAGATCAGCTGCTCGTTATGAAACAATGGTTTCAGCTGAGTATGGAAGAGAAGTTGGAAAGCGTTTATTCGCTGTAACTCGTGGAAGAGAAGCATATCTACAGAGTATTGAAAATACAAGAAGACAGGCATTAAGTGCCAGAAATAAATTAACAGAACCATTAGTTCCAGTACCATCAATGGCTCCTGAATATCCTCCTATGCAGAATCCAAATATGCCAATCTTTACTGGTGTTCTTGGTGCAGCTGCTGGTGCATTTAAAGCTATGGAAGATAACCCATTAAGTGGATTTAAAGAAGGTGGAGAAACAGATTGGGATGTAAACCCAATACCAACTGGAGAAGATGGATTAACTGATTGGTCACAAGCGGAGGTTATAGGATAATGGCAAGAGAAAATTTTGATCCGGTAGCATCTAAAGACTACGCGTCTGAACTTGTAACTAGCTACAAAGATATCAATGCAGGGATGGATAATTATTGGAATCAAGAAATTGATAACTTTAATTATGCAGCTTCCTTTGCAGGAGATGACACAAAAGCTCTAGGTAACTTATCCGAAACTTTTGCAGGAGTACTAAAAGAGAAAGAACAAAAACAAAAAGAAATTGACTTTGCTAAAGGTCATATGTGGTTCTTTGAAAATGGCGTTCCAGCTGATGCTCAACTTGCGTATGAAAACGCTACTGCTGATTTATATGCAGAAGGTGAAGTCATAAATGATATGAGAACAGAGTGGGAAAAAAGAGGTGGAGATATATGGACTTCAGTTGAATTTAAAAAGTTAAATAAAGCTGAACAACATGGAGCTGTTGTAGCGTTTGCAGAAAGTAAATTACAAAAATACAGTCCTAGTACTAATCCAGCTTTATTAAATGCTACTTCCTATGAGGAGTACAAAGCTGCTGAAGCAACAGCCAGAATGAATCTCTATAAAGAACTAGGAGATCTAAACCCAGCTCTTGTTAATAAGCATGTTTTTGAAGGTCAAAGAAAAAAAGAAGAGACAGCTTATAACAATTGGAATGCTACAAGAGAAAAGGAAATTAGAGAAGAGGAAATAGTTGCTGCTAATAAAACACTTATGTCTTGTGCCATGACAAGCGCAGATGGAGTGAACTGCATAATGAATTATGCTAATAATTATGCTGGTTTATATGGTGGTAATAAAGGTAAAGCAAGAAGAGAAGCTTTAGGTCATTTAAAAACTTTAGCTGATAGTGGAGTTCTCACAGAGAATCAAACTGACAAAATGTTGGACATGGAATTTAAACATTCTGACGGTCATATGACTACTTTTAGAGAACAGTATCCAGCAGAAGCTAACCAACTAGAAGATGCTGTAGATGATTATGCAACTAAGAAATACAACAGAGAACAGAATGAACATAAATTAAATGCTCATAATGAAACTCAAGCTTTTTTAAAAGATATTCCGGCTGAAAAAATAAGTGAAAAAGGTTATGACCTTGAAATTATTAAGCAGGCAAATCAATTAATCACAAAACAGAAACTTCAATACAACGGTTACTCTGATCCATATTTAACAACAATGGTTGAGAGCTTACGTGAAGATAAGAATATTATTGCAAGTAGAAAATTAGACGCAGAAAAAGCATTCCTAGATGGGACTTTAAACTCTGAGACTCTCAAACAGTATCCAATCATGGTTCAGTTGGATCAAGAAATTATAAAGAAAGCTAAAGCTGGAGATATAGCTATAGCTAATGGTGAAGCATTTCAGAAAGATCTAGAAGCTATGGTTAAGAAATCAGCTAATTTAACAGCTGATGGATATGACGATGGTGCTAATCAATTAACTAGATACTTTCAAGCTACTTGGAAAAAGAGAGCTATTCAAATACATGAAACTCTTCCAGAAGGAGAAAAACATAAGGCTGGTCAAATGGCTTTCGACGAAATAAAAGCTTTATTCGAGAGTGAGACTGCAAAGGGACCTTCAAATAGTATGTTCCAAGATGATCGAGCTAATTTTATAAGTCCTAACTCTTCAACTAAAGAACAGATAGCTGAAAATGCAAAAGCGGTTGATAACGCAATTATGAAAGAGAACTATTACTTAAGAAATATGGGGTACGCTGCGTTAAGTTCTCCAAGACTTTTCTTTAGTGAGCAAGAATTAATTGAAATGCAGAATAAATCTGCAACTCAAGGTGTTTTAGTTATTCCGGAGAAAGCAAAAAGAATTGCTAAAAAGTTTGATAACTTAAATGCGATTGATGTTATAAACCTACAGCGTGAATCATTAGGAATGGAAAAACTTACAAGTAATTCATTAAAAGCGTTTGATGGTCTACCTACTGAATCTAAATTTCTACTTAATTACTCTGCTACTAGCATCACATCTGCCCGATCCTGGGGTACATATGGTGAGAACGTAGTGGGCATAAGGGAAGACGGCGAAGAGATATTTAAGTTAGGTGAAAAGAACGGATTAGAATTTGCACCACTCGCAGCTGGAATTGAATTTGGTGAACAACTTGAAAGAGATGGATTCACATTTGATAGCACTGATGAAATATATAAATCTTTAAACCCAGCCCAGAAAGTTAGTTATAACCAACTTTTATATAAATACAGCGGTGGTACAGATAAGTATGCTTTAGACAATCTTATCTATCCCGAAATATCTAAGTATCTAGAATGAACGACGAAATAATGGATGAGTTGAATGAAGCTGTCCCACGTTTAACAGAAGAAGCTATTAAGTCTATGGATCAGTTTCAACAAGAAGCTGCTTATAGACAACAAGAGTTAGCTGTTGAATCAGAAGACCAAGGTCAAACTGGAGAGACAAGTCAACCAACATCCACAGGTTCTACGGAACAACAAAAACTAGAAGTACCAGAAGAAGACACTCGAACTGGTCTACAAAAATTTCTTGGCTATGACAAAGAATTAACAAACAAAGCCAAGAGAGGAGAAAAAATTACCTTTGCAGACACCTTTGGAGGACAATCAGCAAGTTTAAAAAATCCACTTAATGCTACTAACTACCCAGCAGCAATGGGAGCTGGTGTTGTTGACTTTGCTATTGATACAGTAAACATTCTTCCCCATGTAGCTCTTCCAAAACTACCTAAATATGAAAGTGCTACTTTACAAGGTGTTAGAGAAATATCGGGAATCGTAATTCCTTCTTTATATGGAGGAATGTATTTAAAGATGTTAGGTAGAGCAGCTCATGCCAAAGTAGCTTGGTCTGTTGGTAATAACCCTTTAATGCGATTTATGGGAAATGCCGGAGCTGATGCGTTAGCTGGTGGTATTGTCGATAGAATTAACACAGTAAACGAGACAGATCATAACGCAGCTGGATCTTTAAAAGCAGCGTGGCCGCAGACTTACGGCTGGATACCAGATAATATTGCCACACTAGATAGTGATTCTCCTGAAGTTAAAAGGATGAAGAACGTTAACGAAGGAATTGGATTAAGTTTCTTTGGAGATATTTTATTAGGTGGTACGAAAATTCTTAGAGAACTGAAAGGTATTGACGAAGCAACTCAATGGGTACCTAAATCTGAACAAGCTAAAAATTGGGTTGAGAAGAAGAATGCAAAGAAAATAATATCTGATGACCCAGCTGAAAATGAGATGATCATTAACAGCCAAAAGAGAAAAGAACAATTTACCGAAATGGGTAAATACAATCTTTCTCAAAGTGTAGATTTAGATAATCCTGTAAAAGGAGTCCATGATTTTTATGAAGATTATGAATTAGGTTTCAGGACTGCTGATGATGGAGGTATCGTCATAGCTCAATATGATGCTGTCCGTATCTCTAAAAATATAGATAGCGTCCAAGGAAGAGTTGGAAGTGTATTTACTGATTCTGCATTAAGAGAAGGATTAAATCTTGATGATGCTGGATTAGGTACTATGCGTGAACTATCCAAAGATCTTCAATTAGACATTGAGTGGCACGGTCAAACTGGAAAAGTCATTACTCATAAAGAAGCTGTAGAGGTTGGAGAAGATCTAGCTGCTGCACTATATGAAATGGATACTCCAGAAATGAAGCGTGTGATAGATAACTTCTTAACTGGTACAGATGCTGATACAGGAATAAAAGTTTTAAATACTGAAGGTTACGTTGGTGTATTCAATGCCATTAAGAAATACTTTGATGACTATATGAATATGGACTTGGCACGTGCTCAAGCATATACAAGTACATCATTAGCTGGTCAAGTATCTGATATGGCAGAAGGTGCAAGATTAATGGAAGATGCTCCACTTGCTGTACAAAGGGCACAAGAGCAAATCTTAGATAGATTGCAATATCTTATGAATTTAAAAGCACAAACTTCTTATGCAAGAGGTAGAGCTTTAAATATGACAAACCTTTGGAATCGAATTAGAACATTAGATTTTAAAAAGAAAGGTGGTAAGAAAAATATCTTAAATAATGCACTTGAATACGTTAAGAAAGAAAAGAAAGAAACAATAGAAAACCTTAAAAAGATAACTCTGGAATCAAAAGAAGCAATTGATTTAATCAGAATGTTGAATAAGGAAAAACCATCGATGTTAAAACCATTGATGTTGGCTTATGAGACTACTGATGGAAATGTAAATACTATTGCGAAGCTAAATAAATATTTCCAAGAATCAACAGGAGTATTTAAAAAAGCTTTAATTGATAGAAATCCTGAAATGCCGTCTGTTGTTGTACAGGGTGCATGGGGAAATATCTATAACTCTGTTCTATCTGCTATCGGTACTCCACTAAAAGCGGGTATGTCTAACTTAGCTCTTATGATTGAAAGACCAATAGCTACTGTGGCTGGAGCAATCGCTCAGGGTGATCTAGCTACTTTAAGAAGAGCAAGCTATATGTACACAGTTGGAATGGTTGATACCTTACAGAAAGCTACTAAACATATGAATACTGTTTTCAGACAGGCTTCGAGAGATCCTAGTTCTGTTGAATACATTATGCGTAAAGATTTCCAGATTAAGAATGCGAAGACATTAGAGTCTTTAAATGCTTATGCCGATGCTAAAGCCCTAGAAGGGTTTGATGGACCAAAAGCAATGATGGCAAGAGTTGAAGCTATGAATGATTTAGCCGAGCATCCTTGGTTAAGATTTGGAGCTAACTCTATGACGGCTTTCGACGGATTCACAAGATCTTTTATTGCTAGTGTTGAATCTAGAGGTAGAGCATATGACGCATTAATCGAAAAAGGGAGAAAGGTTACAGATAAAAGTTTAAAAAAAGCAAGCAATAAATTATATAAAGAGATGTTCGATGAGAACGGAATGATTACAGATAAAGGTGTGGAGTATGCGAGTAGAGAAATAGCTATGAACCTCGATAATCCGGGAGTTGATGGTATCAATACTTTGCTTTCTTATGCACCAGCATTTAAACCATTCCTCATGTTCCCAAGAACAGCTATAAACATGTTGCGTTTTGCTGGTAGCCATAATCCACTAGGTTTATTTATTAATCGTCTTAATGACTTCAGAAAACCATTTGCTCAAATGGATGGTAGTGAAGTAGAAAGATTATTAAGAGCAAACCAAGTTGATATTGATAGCGTAAATATTGAAGCTGCTTATGAGACTATTCGTGCCGAATTAAAAGGTAGAAAAGCTATAGGTACTCTCTCAGTATTTGGTGCTGTTGGATTATTTAGTTCTGATAGACTTCGCGGTAATGGTATCTACGATAAGACTAGACAACAGACAAGAAAACAACTTGGTTGGACACCTCGTACATTTAAAGGTTGGGATGGTAAATGGTATAGCTATGACGGATTAGGAGCTATTAGTGATTGGATTGCCTTAACAGCTGATGTTATGGACAACATTGTTGATGGAACTTTAGATGAACCTTCAGCAGAATTATGGCTCAATAAGATGGGTTATATATTAGCTACAAACATCACTAACAAATCATTCTTAGCTGGTCTTGAACCAATGAATGACGTGTTAGCTGGAAACCCAGCAGCTTTAAATAGATGGCTTGCAAGTTTTGGTAGTAGCTTTGTCCCGGGAAGTGGACTTAGAAATGAATTTTCTAGATTATTTACCCCACAGTTAAAAGAAGTTGAACAGGAGTTTACTCAATTATTAGCCAACAGAAACCCTATTAGTAAAGCCGGATTACCTGATGCTTACGATTGGGTAGACGGTGGTTTAATAAGAGAACCTTTAAATTTCTGGCAAAGATTAGTTAATACATATTCTCCTACTTTTAAACAAACTGATTCATTATCACCTGTTAAACAGTTCTTAATTGACGTTGAGTTTGATGGAAGACCACAACTAAATACAAATGGTAATGGAGTTGAATACACTCCTGAACAACGCTCACAAGTTACGCAACTTATGGGTAAGGACAAGCTATTTGCTAAAGAAGTTGAACGCATAATGAATACTAAAGAAGGTAAAAATTTCAGAAATGAATTTAAGAAAGCCACTAGACTTGGCATTTCTTTAGATAGAAAGGACTTTAAAAATATTCATCGAATGCTTAGAAAAGCTTTAAGAACTGCACAGAATAATGCAGAACTTAGAATTGCAGAAAGAGGAATAGTAGAGAAGAAACAGTACTACAACAAGTCAATAGAAAAAGCACAACGAAGAGGAGATATAGAAGAAATTCGCAGACTTCAAAAATTAGCTAAAGAGCTTTAAAAAAAAGTAAATGACAACTACATATACCGATAACGGGACGAATACTCCTAATGGATCCCATTTGGAGTTTTCTTTTACGTTTCCCGTTCTACAAACTGAAGATGTAAAAGTTGCTCTTAATGGAGTAACACAAGCTACAACTAAATATTCCGTATCCACCTCACCCAGCTCAAAAATAACTTTTAATAACACTAACGTTGATAGCTCTGTTCAAGAAAGTACAGGTGCTCCAAAAACTGGTGTTGCAGTAAGAGTTTATAGACAAACCACAGTACAAAAAAATAATGGGGATGCTGACCCTAAAGCTGTATTCGCAGCTGGATCATCTATTCGTGCAGGAGATCTGAATAACAACGTAGATCAAGCTTTATTCGCTTTAGCTGAATTACAAGAAAGAGAAGTCCAAGCTGAGAACATAGCAGATGGGGCAATAAGAAGTGTCAATATCTTTGATGGAACTCTTGTTGATGCTGACATTAGCGGAAGTGCTGCTATAGCACAGAGCAAGATTGCTACAGGAAACTTACCTAGTGGCATAACCGTTAATTCATCAAACATAGTTGATGGTTCTATTGTTGCTGGAGATTTAGCAACTGGAACTCTTGACGGTAGATACTACACAGAAACAGAGTTAGATGCTGGACAGTTAGACAACAGATATTTTACAGAGACCGAACTTAATAGTGGTCAATTAGATAATAGATATTTCACAGAGACTGAAGCTGACGGTAGATTCTTACGTCAAGACTCATCTGCTGTTATAGATAGTAACGCTACATGGACAACTGGTAATACTCACGTTGCTACAACTGGAGCTATCGAAGCTAGGGTTATCGACCTTATTGATGACGTTGGTGGATTTGATGCAATAGCAAATGAAACAAGTTTTCCTACAACAAACCCTCAAGCTCAGACTGGGCAAACTGCAATTCTTAGTGTCGCCGCTGTATCTACAACTTTAACTCCAACCACTAACACAATTACTATTGCTAACGGAGCCGGGACAGGAAATACAGTAACTATCAATAATGTAACTGCTACTTCAATTCCAGCAGGATTTGGAATGTTAGTTGAATCTACTTCGACTACTCATACATATAATTTCCATAGATTAGTTCCTAAAGCTTTAGACGTTAATACTGTTGCAACTAACATTACTAATGTTGTAGCCGCTGGTGCAAACGTAGTTGATATAAATAACTTTGCTGATAAATATATTATTAGCAGTTCAGCTCCCACACAAAGGGCAGATGGAACATCATTACAAAATGGTGATCTTTGGTACGACAGTTCCAACCTTGTAATGATGGTTTATGACGGAAGTGCTGGAGATGGTTTCTCACCTATCACACCAAGTCAATCAACTATTCAAGCTATTAATAGTGTTTCTGGTTACGTTACTTTTACAGAGGATTTAGGAAGTGTTGCTGATGCTATTAATACTGGATCTGGAAACAACTCGATCAATACTGTAGGTTCAAATATTTCGTCTGTTACTACAACTGCTGGAAGTATTGCAAACGTCAATACAGTTGCAGGAGCAATAGCGAATGTAAATACCACTGCTACAAATATTGCCAACGTTAATAATGTTGGAGGTTCAATAGCTGATGTTAATAGGTATGCAAACGAATACAAGATCCAAAGTGGTGCTCCATCATCCCCAAGTGGAGGTGATCTTTGGTTTAACTCAACTTCTAACACACTTAACTATTACACAGGTAGTGCATGGGTAGGAATATCTCCCGGTATTGCTGGAGTAATAAATGACGCTAACCCTCAGTTGGCAAATCATCTGGACTGCAACGATAAGAACCTTACTGAGGTAGGAACAGTCAGTGGTGACAATTTACAAATAGATTTCGGTACACTTTAAATGGCAAAATTATTAAAATTAAGGCGTGGTACTACAACTCAGCACGGGTCATTTACTGGTGCTGAAGGTGAATTAACAATAGATACTACAAAAGATACAGCTGTCGTACATGACGGCTCACAAGCTGGTGGAAGACCTCTTCTTAGAGAAGACTTATCTAATCTTCCAGCTGGAACAATAGACAACGCAGACGTTAACGCATCTGCTGCAATAGCTGGAACTAAGATATCTCCTAACTTTGGTAGTCAGAATATAACTACAACTGGAACTATTGGTTCAAACGATATAACTATTACAAACACAACACCATCAATAGATTTAGTAGATTCAGATAATGACTCTGATTTTAAAATACAAAATGCTAATGGTTTGTTTTTAGTTTATGACACAACAAACTCAGCAAGTCGATTAAGTATCGCTTCTGATGGAACCCTAGATGTAAATGGAAACTTAGACGCTAATCAGGGTGTTGACGTAACAGGAAACATCACAGTTACAGGAACAGTTGACGGTAGAGACGTAGCTGCTGACGGTACTAAATTAGATGGTATTGAATCTGGAGCTACAGCAGACCAGACAGGTGCTGAAATACTATCTTTAATTAATAGTAGTAATATATTAACTACTGGATCTTTCGGTAGAGATGCAAATGATTTTATTCAATGGACTGATAATGACAGATTAGATGTTTATATAAATGGTAGTAACGAATTTAGATTTGAAGCTGATGGTGACTTCCATGCAGATGGAGACGTTATAGCTCAGTCAACAACTACAGCATCTGACAGAAGACTAAAAGAAAATATCGAAGTAATACCTAACGCTCTAGACAAAGTACAAGCACTAAATGGTGTGTCCTTTGACTGGAAGAAAACAGGAGAAAAAAGTGCTGGTGTTATAGCTCAAGAAGTACAAGGTGTACTACCAGAAGCTGTAAAAGAAGTAACTCCAGTAGGAGGTGGCGATAGTCACTTAACAGTTAACTATCATGCTTTGACTTCAATTCTGATTGAATCAATTAAAGAACTTAAAGCAGAAATAGAAGAATTAAAAGGAGGTAAATAATGCCTTGCCCTGATAGTGGACAAATAAAAATCAGTGACTTAGTTGCTGAATTTGGAGGTACTGCTCCTCACGCTTTGAGTGAGTACTATCGTAATGCTGGTTTAGTACCGGGAAATAATACAAACGTCCCGGAATCAGGAGAATTTAAACTTACTGATTGTTATTCAGCTGTAAACGAAATAATCCATACACATTCAAGTGATACAACACACGTTGATTTAGCAACTGTATTTGGTTCTAACTGGACATCTACAGTACCTAAACGTGTAATTATTAATGCTGGTGTAACTATTGGTGGTACTTCACAAGCTGCTATGACAGTATCAGCAAATATGGCTGGTACATTAAATATCATTAACAGTGGAAATATTTATGGTTATGGTGGTGCAGCTGGTCAAGCTGGCGGAGACGCTATAAATTGTCTATCTACAACTGGTGTAACTATAACCAACAACTCTGGTGCAAATATTAAAGCCGGAGGTGGTGGCGGTGGAACCGGAGGAGCCGGTGGTGTTGGCGGTAACGGCGGAGCTGGAGGAACTGGCGGTAATGGTAATCAACAGATTACTGCTGGGTCACTTCCTTGTAATGACTACGCATGTAAAGGAACACAATCTCTTTGTAGCGTATATGGTGGTTATTATTGCCGTGGATATTTTGGTCAACAATATGGTCAATCGACAGGCATGAACCAATGTGGTTATGCTTACATATATCCATACTGGTCTTGGACTTGTTACAGAACAGCATCTACTACAGGCGGAGCTGGTGGAGCCGGAGGTTCTACTGCTGGAGCTGGTGGTGCTGGCGGAGCTGGTGGTGTAGGTGAAGGATATAACCAATCTAATGCTTCTGGTTCAGCTGGAGCAGCTGGAGCAGCTGGCGGAGCTGGAGCAGCTGGTAGCTCAGGTGGTACTAACGCTGGTGCCGGAGGTGCCGGAGGTGCCCGTGGACAAGGAGGTACCGGTGGAACTGGAGGAACTGGAGGAACATTTGGTAACTCAGGAGGAACTGGTTTAGCTGGTGCATCTGGAAGTACTGGAGCAACAGGTTCAACAGGAGCTAATGGTAATAGTACCAATGGTTCCGCAGGAAGTGCTGGTTCCGCAGGAGGAGCTGGTACTACTGGTTCAGCTGGTGGAGCTGCAGGATTTTACATTACTAACCGTGGTTCAATTACTTTTAACAATTCAGGCACAGTTGCCGGACAATAACTATGAAATTTACAATTAGAGAATTAACTACGTCGAATATTACCGCAGATTATGACGACGGAAGTTGGGCAGTCGTACCTATTCAAAAAGGTCAAACAAAGGATCAAATTATTGATTCTATAGCTGCATACAACGAAAAGACTAATGAGTTCGATAAATTAGAAGACATTCCTGTTAAGAAGGGTGATGTATTAGAACAGATAGAGCTTGGAGACGTTCCTTCTAATTATAGAGAAGCTAGACGGGCACATTATCCAGATACTAATGACCAATTAGACGCTCTATATTGGGCTAGATGTGGAGACGATACTACATTAAAAGCAATAGATGCAGAAATAAAATTAGTTAAAGATACTATTCCTAAAAACTGGAGTGGTAAACAATCTGAAATCGAAGGTTTATTAGACTAATATGTTACCCACCTATTTTAAAAATCCGTTTGTAACTACTGTAGAACTGTATAGAACAACTGATATTTTTGAAAGAATTAATATTAATATGCTTTATGCAGTTCCTTTTAATAAAATTTATTTAAGGAAAAACGGTAAATTTAGAGCAGCAAATATACAGAAAAGAAGAATAGTTGGAGCTGATACTAGATTCCCGGGTATTTTATATAAATCACATTTGGACCCCGGACAAAAATGTGTTGAAGAAGAATATTGTGTGTTTGATGGAACTCATAGAATACTTAAGATGCAATCAGAAGGTAAAACCTCTGGTGTCTTTTTTATACTTACACCAGAAATTTTTAAAGATTGTCCTTGGTATGGTGAGAAAGATAATAAAATACTCAAATTAATTACAAGATCTACATCTTGCATGGGGTGTGAAGAATGATAAATGGAAATACCTAATATCATTATTCCGCCAGTAGACAATATAGAAACAATATCAATACCTTTACCAACAGGTAACGTTCCTTTTTATAAACCTTTAGTCGTTCCACCTAGCAACTTAAAGGAACCTGAAGGAGTACAACCTGAAGCTACAGATGACGTAGATACAGGTATAAGAAATGTCAATATTCCAATAATAGATTTTGATGTACCTTTACCAGAAAACGAAATACTTATAACGGCTTCTACAACAGCAGTCGTTTCTGTAGCTGCCACCTTAACTGCAACAGCAGCTTTTAAGTGGGTTGTTACAGCAATGAAACCAATACTTAAAACAGCATGGAAGAAAATAAGCCCGAAAAGCCAAAAGGTTTAATCGGCAAATTAAAAGACATAGGTGAAGAGAAAGAACATCAATTAGAAGTTCTAGGAACTCTTGTAAGACTGGGCGTTGTTGTTTGGTCAGGTTTCATAATTACGATGAATTATGTCGATATACCTATGGTTAAAAAGTCTGGGAATAGCGATATAACTTTTGTCGCTTCAGTATTTACTGGAGCACTTGCAACCTTTGGTTTGACTACCGGTAAAAACGGTAATGGCAAATCACCAGTATGCCCTATGGCAAATAAAGATAAACCAAAAGCATGAAAAAACTAATCTTGCTTTTAGCTCTGTTATCACCCAGCATAGCTAGAGCCAATACTGTCACTCCCCAGTTCACAACAGGGAGTATGAACTCAACGACCACTACTACTCAAACTATAACTGAGGTAGAGCAGAAGCAAATTTATGGAGCTGCTGTAAACACTTGGTCTGGTTCAAATATTTCAGCAGCAGCTAGTGCTGGTATCGCTGGTGGCGATCCGGTATTTACTGTTACTGATACAACTTTGCCTTGGACTTTAGAAACAACAACTAGAGCAGCAGGGCTTGTAGAAGAATGGAATACTACAAGAAACTACACAATAAACTCCACTACTACTTCGCTCTCTGTCTTCTCACAGTAAGCCCAGTATTAGCAGAAGGAGACA